ACGTCCCGGCCAGCACAGTTCGGCGGTGGAAATCAACACAGAATTGGGACGGAAAGACAAAAGGAAAGAAAAACGAACGTTCGCAAAAGAAAAAAACGAGCGCTCGCCATAAAGGTGGACAACTTGGAAACAAAAATGCTGTAGGAAACAAAGGCGGTCCATTGAAACCGGGAGATAAGATTGCAGAGAAACACGGAGCGTACTCTTCCGTATATTGGGATGTCCTTGATGAATCTGAAAAAGATATGATCGAAGATATTCCGATGGATGAAGAAATGCTCCTGATCGAACAGATTCAGCTCTTTGCCGTGAGGGAAAGACGAATCATGGCGGCAATCAATAAATACCGGAATATGAATGGAGAAGTATCTTTGTTCGGCTTCGCCAGAACTGAAGACAAGCGAGCTTTCAAATCAGATGAAGATAAACAGCTCTATGAAGAACGCATTGAAGAAAAGGTTGCTTCTGGAGATCGTCTTCCGGGTAACACATATAACATGATGACAAATATGGAAAACAAGGACAATATGATTGCCAGACTTGAAAAAGAGCTGTCAACTGTGCAGTCGAAGAAGACCAAAGCCATTGAGGCACTTGCGAAGCTGAGACTGGAGAAGCAGAAGATTGCCGGAGAAAGCAAGGGCAATGAGGTTGTTCGTGCATGGGCTGAAGCTGTAGTGAAAGCAAGGAGGGAAGAGAAACATGATGGATGATACGGCGTTCTCTGAGTTCCTTGACGAAAGCATTCCCTTGTGGCGTGATGATCCAGTCATGTTTTTTCGGGAAGTTCTGAATTTCGAACCAGATGAATGGCAGGCACAAGCAGCTAGAGACTTGGCTGCAAACCCAAAGGTAAGCATTAAATCCGGACAGGGTGTTGGAAAGACTGGTCTTGAGGCAGCGGTGTTCCTGTGGTTCGTTACCTGTTTTCCACACCCAAGAATCGTTGCGACAGCACCAACCAAACAGCAGTTGCACGATGTCCTCTGGTCTGAGATTTCCAAGTGGATGAGCAAGTCCGAACTGCTCTCTATACTTCTAAAATGGACAAAGACATATGTTTATATGGTTGGAGAGGAAAAGCGTTGGTTTGGTGTTGCCAGGACTGCTACAAAGCCAGAGAATATGCAAGGTTTCCATGAAGATAACATGCTTTTTATCGTTGATGAAGCTTCCGGTGTTGCGGATCCAATCATGGAGGCTATCCTTGGTACCTTATCTGGAGCAAACAATAAACTTCTTCTGTGTGGAAACCCAACGAAGACGTCTGGAACCTTTTATGATTCCCATACAAGAGACAGGGCATTGTACAAATGCCATACGGTTTCTTCTATGGACAGCACCAGAACAAATAAAGAGAACATAGATTCTCTTGTTCGAAAATACGGATGGGATTCTAACGTGGTCCGTGTTCGTGTCAGGGGCGAGTTCCCGAACCAGGAGGACGACGTATTTATTCCGCTGAGCATTATTGAACAATGTAGCAGCAGGCTTTTAGAACTGGATGATACAGATGGAATGCAGTTTGTATCATTGGGGGTGGATGTGGCCCGTTTCGGAGATGATGAAACGATCATATATCGTAATTATCATGGTCATTGCAAAATAGTCCGGAACAGGCGAGGACAGAACCTGATGGCCACTGTAGGGGATATCGTACAGGAATTCAAGAAGATATATAGAGAACATCCAACGTATGAAGGCAAAGTATATGTGCAGATTGATGATACAGGACTTGGAGGAGGCGTCACTGACCGACTAAAGGAAGTCCGGAAAGAACAAAAGCTGTACAAGATGCAAGTTATCCCGATAAATGCCGCTGAAAAGATTGAGACTGATACGGCAGCAGGTAAAGATGCAGCTGAAAGGTACAATAACCTGACTACCGCTATGTGGGCCAGTATGCGAGATCTCCTTGATAACAAACAGATTGTTATTGAAGACGATGAGCAGACGATTGGTCAGCTTTCTTCCAGAAAATACACCATGGCCAGTAATGGAAAGCTTGAGATTGAACCAAAAAAGGAAATGAAGAAAAGAGGACTTGATTCTCCTGACCGGGCAGATGCTCTTGCGTTGGCATTGTATCTTGGAAAAATCAAGAAGCACACAGGTACGGCACCAAGTGCAGGTGCTATGCAGAAATTGTCAAAAGATAATTATTGGGGCTGATATAGCCAGAAAGAGAGGTGATGAAGATGAAAGAGTATGGACGGATTGGACAGAAACGCTGGGAAGGCGTGTTTAATGAAGAGTTTCTTCCTGAACTATCCGGAATAAGAGGCGTGAAAACGTATCGTGAGATGCTCGACAATGATGATACGATTGGAGCGATAATGTTTGCTATAAAAATGCTGATTCGTCAGGTTAAATGGCATATTGAGCCGGGCGGTGATAGTGCAAAAGACCGGGAAGCAGCAGAATTTGTAGAATCGTGTATGGACGATATGCAGAATACATGGACTGACACCATCTCAGAGATTTTATCATTTCTCGCATACGGTTGGAGCTTTCATGAAATTGTCTACAAGCGCAGGATGGGAAAAACAAAAAATCGAAAAACATCAAGCAAATATTCAGATGGACTGATTGGATGGCAGAAGATTCCGCCCAGAGCGCAGGATACGTTGTACAGATGGGAATATGACGATAAAGACAACTTAATCGGAATGACTCAGCAACCTCCGCCGGATTATGGATTGCTTACCATCCCGATCAGCAAAGCAATGCTGTTCAGAACAGAGAGCATAAAAGACAATCCTGAGGGACGAAGCATTCTGAGAAACGCCTATCGGTCATGGTACTTCAAGCGCCGCATACAGGAAATCGAGGCAATTGGAATCGAAAGAGACCTTGCCGGACTTCCGGTGTTGCACGCACCAGATGGTGTAGACATATGGGACGATAAAGACCCTGAGTTGGTATCTATTAATGCAGCGCTTACATCCATGGTCAAGAACATCCGCAGAAACGAATATGAAGGGCTTGTTCTTCCAGCTGGATATGAAGCTGAACTCCTGAGCACTGGTGGAACCAGACAGTTTGACACGAATGCCATTATCAACAGATATGATGCAAAGATCGCGCAGACTGTTATGGCGGATTTCATCATGCTGGGGCATGAGCAGACAGGAAGCTTTGCGCTGAGTGAAGATAAAACAGAACTGTTCGCAGTTGCTCTTGGGGCGTTCTTGGATGTCATATGCGAAACATTCAATAATCAGGGCATTCCATCCCTGATCGACATGAATGGTGCTCATTTTGATGCAATAACAGATTATCCACAGCTTGCACATGGCGATGTGGACAAGAGAGATATCACGAAGCTGTCTACATTCCTGAAAGACATGGTTGGAGTTGGAATCCTTATCCCGGATGAAGATCTTGAGGATTATGTAAGAGAAGTCGCCAACCTGCCGGAGAGAACGCTGTCAGATGATCCTAGAAATAAGGATGAACAGCGGGAAGCACAGAGAAGGTCGCCGGAAAAAGAAGGCAAAACATCAGAAGTTGAGCCTGAGGAAAATCAGGAAATCGAAGAAGCGAAGAAACGGTTAGGCAGGTGAACATATGTTGAAGATGCGGGCAAGGTCTCGAACGATTAAAAAAAGCGTAGAATCACAGAAGGTTCTTGAAGCCCTTGATAATTATCTTGAGAGTAACCTGGACGAGCCGATGAAATGGCTTGTAAGGTTCTGGAAAGATCAGGCAGCGGTTATGCTGTATAAGGACTTGCGGGAGATTGTAATCGGAGAAGCGGATCCGCAGAGCCTGTTTGATCAATGGTTCTCAGATTATTCTGTCTTTCTTTCCTCGAAAATGACAGCATCATGGGAAAGCGCTTATTTTGCGGCGTGGAATTCAACAGCTGAATTTGTTGGCCTGGAAGAAAAGATTAGTTCAGAAATCTATGTGAGAGATTGGATTATAAATCGAACAGGTAACTTGATTACGAATGTCTGTAGTGATCAGGTGAATGCGGTCCGCTATTTGATTGCAGAAGCCCAGTCATTAGGTATGGGTAGCGATGAAACTGCTCGATATATCCGGCCAACGGTTGGCTTGACGGAGAGGCAGGCAGCAGCGAATCTGAGGCATTATAACAGTGTGAAGACTCAGTTGAGAGCAGATCATCCACGCATGAAAGAAGAATCTATTGAGAGAAAGGCCAGGACAGCGGCTGCGAAGTATGCTGAGCGACAACAGAGATATAGGGCTGAAACAATCGCCAGGACAGAGATTGCACAGGCATACAATGCGGGAGCAGATGCTTTCATCAGAGAAGCCATCCGGCATGATTTGATGCCGGAAATGAAGAAAGAATGGTCAACTGCTCTTGATGAGAGAGTGTGCAAAGAGTGCCAGGCTCTTGAGGGCGTACAGATTAGTATGGATGATAGTTTTGAGACACAGTCAGGAAGAAGGAATGTAACAGTATTATTGCCGCCATTGCATCCTCGGTGCAAATGCGCGGTCAAATATGTGGAGGCAACATATGAAATCGTTTAATGAAATCATGAAGATAAGAGATGAACCGGAATCGAAAGACATACCGGTTGAAAAAAGAAAATTTCAGATCAAGAAATCCGATGATGAAAAAATGCAGGCGTTCGGATGGGCCAATATTTCGATTACCGCAGATGGAGAAGTGCTGGAAGACCTGCAGCATGACATCATCGAACCAGAGGAACTGGAACAGGCGGCATACAAATTTGTTGATCTTTACCGGGAAGGTGGAGAGATGCATATAAGAGGCGGCGTTGCCAGACTGATTGAAAGTGCAGTATTTACAAAAGAAAAGATGGAAGCTATGGGTATTCCAGAGGGAACACTTCCAACGGGATGGTGGATTGGTTTTCAGGTAACAGATGCCGATGTATGGGAAAAGGTTAAAGATGGAACATACTCTATGTTTTCCATAGAGGGAGAAGCAAAGAGAGTAGAAGTGGAAGATGAAGAATCTGATCAATAGGCACCGGAAACGGTGCTTTTTTGATAAATAAAGCGAAAGGAGGGAATGACTTGGCGACAAAACTTGAAGGTCTGCATATAAAGAAAGTTGATTTTGTGGACCAGGGAGCTAACCAGATGGCAAATATTAAGATAAAGAAAAGCAAGGATGGGGAAGAAATTTCAAATCCAGAGGTAGGTCTTTTCAAACGATTTGTGAACTGGATTACGGGTGAATTGAGTAAGTCAGACTCAGAGATTACAAAATCAGCAACAACATTCAATGAACAGATCAACGCTGTCAGCATGGATGCAATCAGGGATGAAATCTGGTCTACTTGCTATGCACTGCAGAATTCACTGAACTCTATTCTGTGCGATGCAGAAATGGACAGTTCTGCGAAGCAGGCCGCAATGGAAACAAGCACAGAACAGTTTGCAGAAGCTATGAAAGGATATATCCCGAACTGGGCTTCTGGCACAGCGACGAATATCAGAAAGAATCTGGCTACACCAGATGAAACAGATCTTCAGATGGTTATGAAAGCACATAAGAATCTGACAGATATTATTGAAAAATCAAACGAAGATAATGAGAAAGGGGAATTGGAAGACATGCTTAAAATCAACAAGTCTAAAATGACCGCAGAAGAAAGAACTGCGTATGATGAACTTATCAAAAAATATGCAGTAGAAACAGAAGAACAGACAGAAGAACCGGTTGGAAAGAGTGCACCTAAAGCGGAGGATCCGGATATTGTAGATGATTCCGAAGTTACGAAAACTCAGAAGTCAGTAACACCGCCACCAGCAGCACCTACAACAGAGACAAGTGCAGACACCGGAGATGATATCTACAAAGGATTACATCCTGCTGTAAGAGCAAGATTAGAGGCTCTGGAAAAGAGAGCGGCAGAAGCAGAAGAAAGAGAGCTTCTTGATGTCGCAAAGAAATATGAGATTGTCGGAGAAAAGCCGGAAGAATTAGTGAAAACTCTGAAGTCTTTAAAGGATGCAGGCGGAACCGCATACAATGATATGATTAGCGTTCTGGACAGAAGCGTTGATATGGTTGAGAAGTCTGGCGTATTTAGCGAAATTGGGAAGTCCTTCTCAGGCAATCCTGTAGCATCTATTAAGAAGTCTGCAGCAGAAAGTAAGATCGATACTATTGCAAAGGGATATATGGAAAAAGACTCTGCTCTGACATATAATGCAGCTCTTGCAAAAGCGTGGGAGGATCATCCAGAACTCTTGGATGAATATGAAGCAGAAGCGGGCTATTGAGAAAGGAGTGAAGAAAGATGGGTACAAACTTTAACGGAACAATGATCAACCAGTCTGTGACTATCGCAGAAAAGGCAGGAGCTGATATTGCAGATGTCCGCAATCTTATTCTGAAATATGATGAAGATGGAAATGTAGTGATCGCCGCAAACGGAACAGCACCCCTGCTCGGCTTATCTATTATCGAAGGTGGCTACAACGATATTTCTGGTGCTGAATCAGGAAAAGTAAAGAAAGGTGATGATCTTGAAATCCAGATCAAGGACATTGGCTATGCAATTGCGTCTGCGGAAATCAAAAAAGGACAGGAAGTCACAGCCACCACAGGTGGAAAGGCAGCAGTAGCTAAAGCGGGAGAGTACGTGATTGGTGTTGCCCTCAATTCTGTGTCTGCCGGAGGATACAGCAGAATCCAGATTGCAAAATATCAGAAAGCAAAAGCGTAAAGGAGGAATGTAAACATGAGAAATACAACAGCGGGAATTAAGGCTGAAATCGCAAAAGGCGTGTTCAGACCCCACACAGCACTTACTAACATGGCACTGGCTTATTACCAGAATGCCAGCAATTATTTCGCAAAAGCTCTTTTTCCAACCTGTCCGGTAGGTCTTTCTTCTGACAATTACTACATTTTTAGCAGAGAAGATCTCCTGAGAGATAACTGGCAGAGAAAACCGGCATATGGCAAAGTTGACCCGACAACAATTGGCGAAAGCACTGACAACTATGTCTGCAAAGTAGATCAGATGATTATGGGTATCGACCAGATTCGCCAGACCGACCTTTCCAGACGTCAGGGTCCATCTATCATTCAGCCTAAACAGCAGCGCACTAGAACAATTGCAGAACAGGCTAACATCCACCAGGACCGTTTGTTTGCAGCGAGCTATTTCAAAGAAGGAGCATGGAAGAACGAACTTGAGGGTGTTGATAACACCACTCCAAGCACAAACCAGTTCATTAAGTTCAGCAATGCAAATTCTGACCCTATTGCATTTATCGACAAAGAGAAGACCGACATGAACCAGCAGACAGGTCGCATGCCGAATCGTCTTGGTCTTGGTATTAATGTATTTAATGCTCTGAAAGTACATCCGGGCATCCTCGAAAGGGTTAAATACGGTGGAAGCACCGCAAATCCGGCATCTGTAACAGAGAATGTGCTTGCGCAGTTGTTTGGAGTTGAAAAGATTGTAGTGCTTAAATCCATTATGAACAGTGCAAGCATGGGCGCAGATGAAGAAATGCAGTATATCGGAGATCCGAACGCATTTCTACTGGCTTATGCAACTAACGCACCGAGTATCGATGAACCGTCTGCAGGTTATATCTTCACATGGGATATGCTCGGCAATGGACAGATGCTTCCGATCCTGAACTATCTTGGAGAGAATGGCACACATACTGAGTACATTGAAGGTCTTATGGCGACAGATATGAAGAAGACATCTGACGATCTTGCAAGATTTTATAAAGCTGCAGTTTAAGGAGGAACCTATGAAACTTGTTGCAAACAAGCCATGCAATCTGAATGGAAAGAAATATTTCATCGGTGAAGAAGTCCCGGTTGAAGAAGTGGTTGATTACGCCAGTTTAGTAAAGATGGGGCTGTTATCAGTGATTCATGACGCTGTTCCGGAGGATAATCTTGAAGAATGTGTTGCTATGGTAGGAGAGGTAAGCTTTTCTATTCCAATTGTCAAAGGTCACGAGACGATTGATTTGGACGTTACAGAGCCTCAGATGCAGGATGCAGTAAAAACTATGCAGATGAGTGCAGATGCTGCTGTAGCTCATATTAGAGGGAATATTGAGGACGATACAACGCTTATTATCATCAATGCTCTTGACTCCAGAGCAACCGTAAAAAAAGCAGCAGAGTCAAAAGCCAAAAATCTCATTGAACAGGAAGAAAGTAAAGGTGATGCCTGATGGCAGGAACTTATACATATGAACCTGCCATGATCACATCGTATGGGAAAGATCGAATGAGGTTTGAACTTGGAGATGTGATGGTAGATGGAAAAGAGAGAACTTGTGCATTGTCAGACGAGGAATACATCGTTTTGTGTGATGATGTTCAGTCTGCGAAAGATTGGAAACGGGCAAAATTAAAGTGCCTTGAAAGTATATTTCGCAGGTTTTCTTTTGAACCTGATACAACAGTTGGCCCTACCTCATTCAAATTTGGTGATAGGGCTAAATTGTGGCAGGAAGAATATGAGAAGCTGAAGAAAGACCTGAAACTTGCTTCTGTATCCCCATCGGCTATTCTGATGAATGCCGGAGATACAAGCAAACAGCCAGTGCCATATTTCTACAACGGAATGATGAGCCATGAAGAAAGTGATGGTGTAGATATATGATTAGTCCATTTGGCTTGATGTATCTAAGACCGGGAAATTTATGGACAGATTTTGTGGTAAGACGAAAGAGCATTCGCAACATACTCGGACATCCTGTGTCAGATTTTGAAGCGAAAGGCGAGATATCAGGAATACTTGCTGAAGCATCTACACATGAATCTGACCGAATGAAACACAGGTGGGATCAGGAACAGCATTCCTTAACTCACACTCTTGTTATCCGGGATTCTGCAGATGTAAAGCAGGGAGACTATTTGACTACTGCGGGCAGAACCTTTCTCGTTCTTTTATCTGAGGATCCCGGAAACCTTGGAGCAACTGGCTTAATATATCTCGAAGAAAGGAATGATCTGAAATGACACCTGCCGAAGCAGCAGAAGCAGTAAAAGTTCAAGTTCAGACAGATAAGGAACGGATAGAGCAGCAGGTGATCGCAAGATATCCAAGGGCTTCAAATGCCCTTAGAAATGCTGCATTATCTGTACTGGCAAATCCAAGCCCATCTCCACCAGGAAGTCCGCCGGGTGTTCGGAGTGGCAATTTAAGACGAAACTGGAATATGAGTGGCGGTGCGGTATGCATTACGTCAGGCATGGGATACGCTGGTTATCTGGAACATGGAACAAGAAAGATGGCAGCCCGTCCTTTTGTTGACAAGATACAGCAGACGGCATTGCCAAATATAACAGCAATATTTGCAGAAATAGGAGACTGATATGTTTATCAATCGTATTGAACGAGCTGAATTTAATCTGGATGAAATCCGCAGAGGAACGCTTATCTATGCAAAACATAGATCATGGAAAGAAGGAAAATCCGGCATTGTGTACCATGCGTCTGCCGAACGGATTACGGTATTGTATCCGAATGAGAAAACGAACACCCAGAATCATTTTTTTATACCTGTTTCGGAAGATGGAGAATGGGAAATAAGATATTCGAACGATGGGCTTTTGACTATCAAGGAGGGTACAGATGAATCTTAGTGAATTAATATTCAGACGTTTATCTGCAGACGAAGATTTGACGAAAATGCTTGCTACATATGCCGGGGTTCCTGCCATATTCGATTCTGAATTTCCATCAGATCAGCAGGAAGGCTGGGAAGGAGCAACTCAGTATCCTCGAATCTGCTATCGAATTGATATGCAGGTTAATCAGGAACGTTCGTCATCAGGAACATTATATATTGCGATTTATACAGATAAGACCAGTACTGTTATTGACGAAATTGAGAATACTGTAAGACTCCGGCTTCAGGATGTACTTATGAAACCAGACGGAGAGGCTCCTTTCTGTGTAGCATGGGCACGTACAGAATCATATGTGATAGAGGAAAAGGAGGTCTGGTGCAAGGAGGTGGCATTTGACATACTTGAGTATCCGGACCAGCTGAGTACGGATCCAGATCCTGTTCTTGCAGTAGCGGCATATATTAAGCAGTTATTCCCTGAAACGGCAGTTCTTGGAATAGACAGTATAAGTGATTTTATTGAGACGTCAAAGACACCTGTATTTTATTGCAGATTAGCAAATATACAGAAAACAACGGGCCACTGCATGAATACAATTGCATGGTTCATAGGAAAGGTCGCAGTACACTTGATTTATCCGGGGGCTGGTACCAGATTGAAGACTCTGGCATCAATCAATCAAAGAATAGCAATAGATGAAGAAATCATTATGTTGGATGATTCCCCTATGATTATTTCGCAGATGGAATTAAATAATAAGGCTGATTATCTTAGAGAAGGTCAGCTGACCATAACTGGTAAATATGGATGCCTTCGCGGAAATGAAAAGAAACGCAATCTTTCCGGAATTGGCATGGATTTTACAGATTGAAAGGAGAAGCAATGGCAGAGACAAAGAAAGTGTCAGTTCAGGCAGAAGAAAAGCCCGAGCAGACAGCGAAAC